ATGATTGTTGTCTCAAGTGTTTCGCTGTCGGTGACTTGTTGAACTTCACCTTCATCTACAGCACTAAAACCAAAATCTTCTTGTGTTCTTAAATCCAAATACTCTTGTGGTATTGAAGTTGTCATTTTCTGAAAAACCTTCTTAAGTTTGCTATGGGTTTAGTAGACCAACCAAACGTACCAACGATTGTGTTCAGCGGTTCTACGAATGCCTTATCAAATTGTAAATCATAGTCTATGTATTTATCTAACTCAAATTGTTTGGGCAAGACAGACACGATTGACAAAACATTTTCTTGCGTAGGATTAGGCATCTTCATATAACAAAACTTAATCTTCTCACCATCCTTGATTAATTCATATCGTTTCTCAAGGTTGTGTTTCTTCAACATATTGTTGTAGACTAACGAGCCACGAACGTGGATTGGTGTACCCTTCTTGTACATTGTGGTGTGATCATAATACTTATTCAAGTCTGTAACTCCACGAGGAAAGGCAACATCCTCAAAGGGCAAAGTCTTAAACTCTTGACGAAAGTTCTCAACGAACTCGTGCAACTCAGACTCCTCACCATTCATCACAATGTGAAGTGCTTCCTTAATCTTATCACGACAGGACATTGGAGTGGATGACTTGACGGCTTCAATACCCATCATCTTCAGTTTGGGTTGTGCATACCGAACTCCTTCACTGTCCCACACGTTAAGAATGTATCGTTTCTTTGCAGTCCAAATGCCGGTATCAGAAATAACCTCACGCTTCATAAACATTTTCTGATCATATGCGTTCATATAGTCTGCAAGTTCTTGATACGACTTGTCAATAAACTTCTGAAGTTTTTCTTCACACACTTTGTCTAGAAAGTCAATAACCTTACTCTTCTCAGGCAAATTATCTTTATACACAGCCTTGACAAGTGGACCAAGATTGACATATATAGAATCAGTATCAGAAGCAATCACATAGTCTTGTTCTTCGGTTTGAAGAAGTTTGTTTAGATACTCATTCATCTTAGATTCAATCCAACGAATAGACAACTGACCAGACAGAGTAATTGCCTCTGCCTGTCTCACATCATAGAATCTAAACCATTCGTTTCCAATCGCACCATAGGCAGAGTTAAGTTGAGTCTTTTTTGCCAACTGTAGATTGTTATACTTTGATATCTCGTTGTCGCATTCTGTCTTTTCGGATTTTGTAGTTGCAAGTTCTTTCTTCTTTTGCCATTCAATCATCAACTTCTTATACTTGGATCGATCAGTATACATCGTGTCCATCATCTGAGGAAGAAACCCACGAATGTCTTTTCTGAAGTAGTGACCATTGGCAGCCATACAATGAGGCGAGTCGGAACGATACGAACCACTCAACAGTTCATTAACGGACGTTGAAGTAAACTCACCTTGTACAAATGTGTCGGGCGATACGTTGTACTGCATAATCAAATGCGGATAGAGTGAGTTCAAGTCAAACGAACAAACCCAATCGTACTTGCCTGGAATTGGTTCCTTAACATACGCACCCTCATACTTCTCGGACTTTGAATTCTTTTTCTTGGGCGGTACCGCAATGTTCATCTTGTATAAGTAATTGTGAGTAAGCACATCCCACATCTTAACCTGAGTGAAAACATCAGTCAGATTAACCTTCGCATCATAAGCCAAGGCAAGAACCATGTCAATGAGTTTCATCTTGTTGTCAATGCGATCAACCAAGTCAACGTCTTTGATGTTGTAGTCAATGAATGTTTGAAAGTCGTGTTTGTAAAGTTGGTGCAAGTTCTCAAATTCACTGTAGTCTAATTTGCGTTCACCCAATTCCACAAACGCAATGTGATCAAGTCTATAACTTTCTTGGTTTGAGTAGGTAAACTTTTTGTAGAGTTCAAGGTAATCAAGAATTGATACACCAACGATATCAAACGCAACGTGAAGTTTGTTAAAGATTGTTGTGGTACGTTCACCAACAAACCGCCAAGGCGACAGACGAACCGCAGACTTCTCACTCAATACTTTTGATATGCGATTATAGAGATATGGAACATCAAAGAACTGCACGTTCCAACCAGTGATTATGTCGGGTTCTTTCTTTTCCCACACATCAAGAAAGTTTAGAATCAATTCCTTCTCGTCATAACACTTGATGTAGTCAACGTCTTTGCGAGTGTTGTTGTACTCACCACAACCAAACACATAATATCGGTTGTTCATCTTAAACGTGATGGCAGTAATCGGTTCGTTGGCTAGTGATGGTTCGGGGAAACCATTTTCAGAACCAACCTCAATGTCAATGTTTGCGATACGAAGTAAGTTCTTATCATAGTCAACGCCATTAGGATACTCTTCGTTGATATATGAATATGCGTGGTTATTTGTCCCAAAGTATTCAAAGTTTTCTAAGTCTTCATACTTGTCAACAAAGTCTTTAGCCCCACGCATACCGTCCATTTCTTTTGGTCGAACGTGAGATCCGTCAAGCGTCTTCCACCCTGTTGGTGTGTCGGAAGGCAGATAGTATGTGGGACAATACGGAACCTTACGAGCATACTTTTTGCCGTTAGAGTATCCGATTTCTAGAATGTTGTTGCCGCGTCTTGTAAAGTGTGTATAGAATCTCGTCATAGCATAATCTTTGAGTCTGGAGTTATAATATTACCAAACATCTGATTATACTGCATTTCTATCTGATTGTCAACCTCGACCATATAGACAACGTGTGAACGATTAATGTCTACAACTTTCTGTCGAGAAAAGAATACTAGGGGTTGTAGACTTAAATTTGGTTTTCCATCTTCGTTGGTCGTAAGACCAATCAAACAAGGATTTTCTAAACTGTAGAATTCGGAGTTTGATTCAACTTTCTCAATAACATTTCCAAGAATATCTTCACCATTTAACATGTGAAGTAGTTTTACATTTGCCATAATATATCTCCTAAATGGTGTGGCGTTTTTGGAAGGAACGCCACCGAAACCTTTTTTGTCAGATCAAAGGCAAGTATGCTTGATTCATCTGCGCCTCAACCATTAGTTCAGGATACATGATCGGACCAGCAAGACCCAATATACATGCACCAACAACTAAAACAGCAAGGGCATAATTACGAACTTTAATCAACATGTGATACACCTTCAAACTCTATTACTGGAGTAGTTGATACGTCATAACCAGCAGCTTCCCACTCCGCAATAGTACGACACTTGGTTTTACGGGTAGGCAGACCAGCAGGTCCACGTACTTCTACTTTAGCACAAAACTCACCTTCGTCATTTGCTTTTGCAACATATGACTTACCGTCTGCTTGTGCTTGGGGTGCTGCCAAGGCGGCAGCGAAAATAACACCGCTACATGCGGTCAAGATTTCTTTTTTCATTTTAACGTCCTTATGAGATTAGATTTTGATTTCTATTTTTCTCGGACGCTGTTCTTCGGGCAGTTCAACTCTCAATTGAATGACTAGTAAACCGTTGACGAATCCAGCTCCATCAACGACAACATGGTCAGCGAGTCTAAATGTTTCAACGAACTTTTTCGTAGTGATACCCTTGTGAAGATACGTCTTACCTTCTTCCTCTTTGGGATTACCACGAATGATCAAGACGCCAGGTTTTGCTTCGATGTCAAGATCAGCTCGTTCGTAACCACCTAGTGCAAGTTCAATGGCGTATTCCGTTTCACTATATTTTACAATATTGTGTCTAGGAAAACCCTTTTCGTTTGCGCCAATGGCAGTTAACTTTTCTACTTCATCCCATACGTGGTCGAAACCAATAAAGCGAGAGTGTGGGAATGAAAACATTTTACTTCTAGTATTAACCATAACGGTCTCCTTTTCTTAAAGCGAGATTGTTGTCTAACTACCGGACCATTCCGCGTAGTCGTGTGTATTTATAACACTTTTTTTAAAATTAACGAATAATATCGAAATTTATTTCACCTGTCCAAACTTCTAGATCTTTCTTCAATCTACCGTCTGACTTCAGGGTTTCATATCGATTGGAGGCTTTCTTCTTCCACCAATCAATAACAGACTCCAAATGATAACGATCAAAGTTATCTTCTGGAATAATCTTGTCGGTTTTACCGTTGACAATATCAACATAATTTCTGATACCATAGTTACTAACATAGTATCGTTTTTGTTCAGTCAACTGTTTAGCATCAGAAATGGTTTTCTTAAACTTAGCTAAGTCATCGCCAGACAATGATTTTTTTATTAGTGCAATGATCGCATTAGTTGCTTTAAGTTTTTTACTTGATGCGTCTTTAGGAACAACTTCATGACCGATAGCATCCTCAACATATTTTAGTAGTGACTTATATTGATCTCCATGTATTAGGGGAATAAAATCAGAATCGGTCAAACCTTTATTTCTAAGAAACGGTTTCATACCATCATACTGACTGGATGATTTTGAATTACCGTATAAACTTGTTGTTTCAAACATAACAAGATTCATATTATACTTTTTGTTGAGTTTTTCCCGTACATAGTGTGAACAACAAATTGCGGCCAACAACTTACCACCAAGATAATTGTAACCGAAAGGTTGAACGGGTACAATAACAAATCCCATTATAGATGTTTTATTGAATGTAGAAAGTTCGGGCACATTCCCGAGTAGTATATTTCTTGGACGACAATTAATAACAGGACTACCAAACCGAATGAACCCCAAAACTTTATTGGTGGTTTTTTCCACCACAACAAGTTTCAAAGCTTTGCCTGGAATTGATACCATGTTAGAATGACTTGACACCATATTCAACATAGTATCCCAATCTTCGTTGGGTATTTCTAATACATCAATATCCATTTCATTAGGATGTAAATCCCACGAATTAAAAAATCGATTTTGTCTGCCCATTCCGGGCAGAGGCCTAGGAATAGTAGAAATCTGTTCCAACTTTTGTTGGTACATGTATTCATCTATTCGATGAAATTGATTGAAGTACTCATTGAAAATGTTTGCACAATATTGTGCTTGAGATTCGTTTAACATTTTATCCATAATATAGTATATTGTTGATGCGTATCATAACACAAAGAAAGGGGAATGTCAATCAATTAATTCAATCGCAATTTTAATTAACCCAGCACAGACAGCAATAATTGTAAGCCAAGTTATGTCTGGGTTTGCATAAGCAAAATCAATGACGAAACTTAGAACTTCACCAATGAAATCAATTAGAAGTTTGACTGTCTGACTCATTGTTCTCCAACCAATCTTCGGCTGTAGTACCTTCCGACTCTGAGGTTGCCTCTCGGTAGTAAAGAATCAACTCTTTCTGTTGCATCACGTAACGGCGAACCTCTTGGAAGTTCTCTGCCATCTTCTCATAACCATCGGGAGTCAGAGCGAACACTACGAAATTGCCGTCAAGAATCTTCTCAACTTCTTTCTTCTTCTCTTCGTAGTTCTCTTCGGTGATGACGAAGAAGTTTACATTGAGTAGATCAATTTCAGCAGGCAGTGGTGGTTGATAGATCCGTAACGGAATCTTTTCTACTACAGTTACAATCTGCGGTTCTGGTGGAATAAATTCTTGTTCTGGTCCCCATTCCAATCTGGGCATCCAAGAACATCCCGCTGTTAAAGCGAGCGAGAGATAGATGATCGGTTTACACATGTACATAATTTTTTACTTCCCCACTGTTCACATACCATGACTTGTCTTCCGCATGGTGATTTATAACTAACTGGTCCCACCGTCTTCAGCATCTGACACCCCTGCAGGGCCAGGATTACCATCAGCATCCATAAGTTCTTTCGTATCATTTTCTAATGCCCTAAAAACCTCTTCGGTTTTGTTGTTAGCACGTTTCTCAATCATCCCTGGCTTTGCTCGTGCAAGTCTTGTAAGATTATGGTCCTTAAAAATCTTCATTGCGTTGTCTTTCTCTTTCTGCAACTGATTGTTTTTTGCAGTCAAGGCAGACATTGCCGCTTCGGACTTTTTTGCGTTTTCCTCGGCAGCGCGAAGAGACTCCTGTGCAGTTTTGACAGCAGTCTCCAATTGTACTTGATTTTCTTTGAGTGTGCGGTTGTTTGCCTCAAGTTTACTCACTGTAGCCTCATACTTCGCAACTGTTGTTTGATGGTACATATATCCACCACCAAGAGCACTCACAACTGCAAAAATCATAATCAATTTTAAATACATATTATTCTACTCGTTTTTTAGATCCTATACTATACTTAGTCACTCTTTCCCACTCATTCTTTTCACTGTAAGAAATGATTTTAATTTGAGAAAGTGGGCACGTTGGTTGTTCAATCTTAGATGGATCTACAACTTCTATCAATCCCCAATCAGAGAGGAGTTTAGTAATTGTGTTTCTTCTACCATGATCAGAATCGTCAAAGTTTGTAGGCTTACCATCTAGTGCAAACAACTCTTTGAAATGCACAATATAATACTTGCCTCGCTTGTGTAGGATATGGCAAGATTGGTATAACTTTTTTTCTTTTCTAGATGCAACCCCAATGCGAGTCAGTGTTTCTCTAACCTTAAGGAAATCGTCAGCAGTTTTAAGACGGACCTCCAGTAATGTATCTATACTCACTTCCATTATCGTAATAACTCCTCACGGCGTCTATCCGCCTTTTTCTGTTTTTATTTTTAGATCATTAATCTGCTCTTTGGTGAGGATTTTTACAGCTTCTCTTGCTTTTGATTTACTGTATCCCAAAACCTCGGACAAGAACAAAACATCATCTTGTTCGGATGCTTTAAACCACTTACTGAATCTTTTTCGCGGTCTGATACTATTTAGTAAAAACAAGAATTGAGGCTTCTTTGTGAGAAGGTTATAACGGTTCATTTCGTTCGCATAGAAGATAGAGTCTGGAAAATAAGACAAACCTCTATTCGTTAGAAACGGTTCATAGGATTTCTCCGCCAACGCATCGTTAGCGGAGTCTTCCATAAGGTTTTCTTTTGTTGTGTTTATTGCGTTTAAATAATCAAATGGTTTCATTTTACGGTAATATGTTCATAGTATTTGGTTTCAAGAAGTTCACGATTCTTCAGATGTTCACCTTCAATATCATCTTTTGACTGGCCATAATACTCTACTGCGAGGTGTTTGTCAACCATTAGTTTGTTAACAGAACATTCACGGTCCGATTCGGCATCATACACAAGAAACTCACCGAGAATACGCCCAAACTTTCCTTTAGCATCTTTGTGTGTTTTCAGTGTACTGTGTTTACCAAGCATTGATTTCAAATATTCTTTAGACGCAAGTCCAAATCGCTTTTCCGTTTTATCACGAGTACGGGACTCAGGAGTATCAATACCATACAAGCGAATGCGCTGGTCACTGAGAATAACATCAAAACCAAGATCAATATCAACGTCCACTGTATCGCCATCCACCACCTTTTTAATTTTGCACCTATATTCATACATACTACTTTCCTTGATTAAAATCTAAAACTGTTTGTCCACCACCCTTGGTTATTGCATCCCACTCTTGTGGTGAGACATCATCAATTGAATGATGAAAGGGTGCTGGATTATTTAGATAATCATTCAAAACTTTGGGCTTGTTCTTTTGTTCTTCGTCGTGTACATACAATTGAATCAACGTATAATGCAAAACTTTCATTAAGTCTTTTCGCCATTCAGCAGGCGTCTCACCTTTCTTTCCGTATCGTTTCAGATACTTTTTAGCATTACCGATACAAAATCCTGTCCCGTGACCATCATCAATAATATCTTCGGTCGCTTGAATCTTGCCTCCAGCATAGTGTTGATCGTATGTTGAGTTTACATAGTTAGCAAACTCTTCAATTAGTTCACCTTCATTGAACTTATAATTTGGTGTAATATCACATGGTTTCATAATATAATTCCTATTGCCATCTGTAGAATTTATGTTGACCGATTTGACCAACCGATTGCATACCTCTATCATTTACCCAGTCGGGTGTTACATATGTCGCATGATAATGTGTTGACCCTTCAGTTATACCACGAAAGTCCTCATTTGTCAAGGACTTTTCGGCTACCATCCTCGCTTTAATCCAAGCATGTTCCTCAAAGGGTTCATCATCCAATCCATCACAATACCAACTAAACTGACAAGCATTTTTAACTGGTACAACGTTGCCTTTCCAGTTTACTCTGGTCTTAGCCTGCTTAACTACATCACAAACTGAGTTCGGAAAACGCCCACTCTCAATACGATTTAATACCACATCCGCAACTGCAATCTGTCCAGCAAAATTATCAGATCTTGCTTCATGATATATGTTGAGTGCTAAACATTCAACATCATCAGCACTAACTTCGGGTTCAATCTGTACTGTAAATACCTCTCTTTCAAATACGTTAGGTTCCTCAATTTTCTGTTCTTCAACCTCCTGTTCAATAACAGGTTCTTGTCTATCATTCTTAAGATACCACAACGCACCTACAGCAACAACTATCCATAATCCTAAAGGTAATACCCACAACATAGGACCAAGATATTTTTTCATTTGAAGGCTTCCTCAGGTGTTCTTCGGTTTCCGTGTTTATCGATGAAATAAACTCTTCCGTCATCTAAAACATGAATTTCTTTACACCCAAGAAGCTCAATGATTTCGTCACCTATTGCAGAAGCACCTTTGTATTTGCCCCAAAAATAAGTGGCTAACATACATGCTAAAGTTAATAAAGTTTGATAGATGGGATCCATCGCTTTCTCCTTATTTAAACTCGCAATCATGCATAACTTCTGTTAAGAAGGATACTATATTTATCTCCTGGTCGGAAACAAAAGCTGCTTGATATTGATATCTCCCCAAATGGATAATCATTTGTGGAATTGACGTAGGATCTAATATAGAGTCCATAGCGTCAAAAATTTGCCTAAACAAAGAAGTAGGATCTTTATCTAGATTTTCTGCTACCCACTTTCTCATGGCAGGAAAGTTTTTATCTTTCATCAAAGATACTAATGTGTCCAGCGATACGTTTTCTACAACAGATAAGATTCCAGTGTCGATCTTTCCGGTAGCAGAATATCTCTGAAGTTCATTTAGTGTTCTTCGAAAATCGGGAAAATATTTGAGAATGAATTTGACTAGAACTTTGTCTTCAGCCTCAACTCCTTCTTTCTTTAGAATTTCCTTGACCCGAGTAAAGAACTTTGATGCCAATTCTTTATCAGACTTGTTGATGTCGAAATTGATTACTGAGCATCTACTATGAATAGGCTCAATAATTCGATTGACAAAATTACAAGTCAAAATGAATCCACAGTTCTGCGAGAACTCTTCGATGAAGTTTCGAAGAGCAGGCTGTGTTGATTGTGGGTTTAGATAATCTGCTTCATCTAGAATGACGTATTTACGACCACCTTTGATTGAGGTAGTAGAAGCAAAAGATTGAATCTCGTTCCTCAAAGTGTCAATGTTTCTATCAAGAGATCCATTGATAACTAGATAAGAACATCCAAGATCTTCTAGCATTGCTTTTGCAGCAGAAGTTTTACCTACACCAGCTCGACCAGAAAGAATCATATTAGGCACCTTTTCTGAGCGCACAAACTCAGAAAAGGTACTCTTCAATTCTTCCGGAAGAATGATGTCACTGACAGTTTTGGGTCGATATTTCTCGACCCACAAAACATCCTCTAACATTACTCACTCCAATCATTCTGAATATGTTGAACCCGTTTCCATTGCAATCCAATATTGAATGTCGAATCCAGTTGACATTTTATCAGAATTTTTAAAGTGTGTCAACTCACCCATTGTGATACTCACATCATAGGTGTTTGGGATGATCTTGAAACTGTCATAAGAGAATACGCTAACGAATTCTGCAGAAGTTTCTCCAACATCAATCCAATAAACATCCGAATCTGGATTTCGAACATCCAGTGCTGCAATGGAAATCTTATCACGATTGCCACGAAAGACAATGTTGGGAAGACCCAGTACACCACCAAGACGGTAGACTTTTTCAAGCACATTTGCCGGCAAAGTAAAAGATACTTCAGGTGCGCCTACTTCGATTTCTTGATCCGGAGATACGATCAATGCTGGATCAGACATTCTGTACCGACAGCCATTATCAGAAGATCCTAATTCTAAAGATTGATTTTCGATATTGATATTGATATCTGGATTGTCCAGTGCAGACATAACTCCCAGAAATTTATTCAAATCGTAGATACCGAAGTCTTCAGAA